GGGATACAAAAAGGTATCCCCATTTAGTTCGAATTTAGTTAACACTTTTGAGCTAAGTATGTTATAATATACATATACAAAATAAAAAAAGGAGTAATAATATGAATAAAAAAATAATCGAACAATTACAAAAGAACTACCCAGACACTACTGAATTTTTACCTAGCCAGGTAATTGCTTCCGCGGCTCAAGTAGGTATCGACGAAACTGGAATTTATAAAGAAATGCAAAGTTTCCCTAAAGTTCGTAGAGGTGTTTATGATATGGCTGGTGTAGTTACACCATTTAAAGCTAAAGCTAAAAATGTTGTTGAAAACATTGGTGTATCTTCTGTTGCAAACAATGAAGTTTATATCCCTACACCGGATTCTACATTTGTTGAATGGGGTAACTTTAGAGATGTATTTAAAATTATTAAATCTCAAATGTTTTATCCAACATTTGTTACTGGTTTATCTGGTAATGGTAAAACATTTATGATTGAACAAGCCTGTGCTAAAGCTGGCCGTGAATATGTTCGTGTTCAAATATCACCTGAGACTGACGAGGATGATCTAATTGGTGGTTTTCGTTTATTAAACGGTGAAACTGTTTTCCAAAAAGGTCCTGTTATTAAAGCCATGGAAGCTGGTGCAGTGTTATTAATTGATGAGATTGATAGAGGCACAAATAAAATTATGTGTCTACAAGGTGTGCTGGAAGGTAAGCCTGTTTTAATTAAGAAGACCGGTGAGGTTGTAACACCTGCAAAAGGGTTTAATGTTCTTGCCACAGCCAATACTAAAGGTAAAGGATCTGATGATGGTAGATTTACCGCGGCGACAATTCTTGATGAAGCTTTCCTTGAAAGATTTACAATTACTGTTGAACAAAGTTACCCATCAGCTGTTACTGAAAAGAAAATCATTATGAAGCATATGGAAAAATTTGAAAAGATTGATACTGAATTTAGTGAATTGCTTGTAGGTTGGGCAGACACAATTAGAAAGACTTTTGAAGATGGTGGTGTTGATGAGATTGTTTCTACTCGTAGATTATGTCACATTGTACAGACGTATTCAATCTTTGGTAAGAGAGACAAGGCAATTGCTTTATGTGTTAACAGATTTGATGATGACACTAAAGAGGCTTTCCTTGATTTATACACAAAGGTAGATGCTACTGTGTCAGGAACAGGTGAATACCCAAATGCATCTTCAACTGATGACTTTAATATTTAAACTAATTTGAAAAATAATCCGTTTAGGGGTTTACTTTTGCTCCTAAATGTGTTATAATATACATATGAACGAAATAAATTACAAATACAATGAAGATAAACTACTTAACGAATTTATCTTATATATAAATAAAACGTACGGTGAGCACTATGCTTCTGAAGATGGTGTACAAACGATGGATTTAATATCATCGACGAATAAAGGCCTAGACTATAGTTTAGGTAACGTCATTAAATATGCTGCACGATATGGCAAGAAGGCTGGTTACAACCGGAAAGATCTTGTCAAGATTATGCACTATGCTTTATTGGCATTGAATGAACATGATTTAAATAATGAAAAGGAGTTAGTGAATGAAACTAAGTAATAATACAATTGAAGTCTTAAAAAACTTCTCGGCAATCAATAGCAATATTGCTTTTGGTACTGAATCAAAAGTGCTACGTACAGTGGCAATTTCAAAAAATCTGATGGCAAAATCAAATGTGGAAGAAGATTTTCCATATAAATTTGGTGTATATGACCTACCACAATTCTTAAGTTGTCTTGGTATGTTTGAAAATCCTGATTTAGAATTTGATGATTCTCAAAAGTTTGCTCTTATCTCGGATGGTAATTCTACAATTAAATATTACTTCTCTGATATTGAGAACTTGGTTACAACAGATAAAGATCTAAATATGCCAAACATTGATGTAACATTTACAATCACTGACTCTCAGTTAGGTGCAATTAGAAAAGCCTCAGGTGCATTAAGTGGTGATAATCTTGTTATTACTAAGAAAGATGATGGTAACATTAAGCTTACTGTAACCGACATTGATGATCCAACATCAAATGAATATAGTTTAGATATTACTGATTGTAATATTGATACTGAAGCAACATTTGAATTTATCTTTAACATTGGTAACTTCAAATTTAACACAGCAGATAAATATGTCTTTGGAATTTCTTCCAAGATGATTTCATCTGTGGTGGCAGGTGATACCAATTACTGGGTTGCCTTAGATAAAAATTCTAAATACGGAGTATAAAAATGAGTGAAAAAGTAAAAGAAGCAGTAACAGAAGAAGCACCAGGTATTGGTTTACAGGACATCGCGGCTTGTGTACAAATTATTGACATTGTAACCAAACGTGGAGCATTTGAAGGTGCTGAATTAGGTGATGTTGGTACTATTCGCAATCGTCTTTCAGCATTCTTAGAGGCTAATAAGCCAGCGGAAGAAGCTACAGATGGCGGAGATGCTAGTGATGATTGATAATAACGAGAAGTGGAAGTTCGTTATCCACCAGAACGAAAATGGTTTATATCATGTTGCTGAAGAGTACTATGATGATAACAATGCAGTTACTGGTTGGAGTGAAGGTGAAATTTTAATTACTACCGAGAAAGATGACCTTATTCCTTTATTGGAAAAAGCTCTTAATGATCTTAGAGGCTAGTTAGACTCGGGCCTGTAGCATAACGGTTAATGCAGTGAACTCATAATTCATTGAGTCCTGGTTCAAATCCAGGCAGGCCCACCAAGTCTCGGTAGCTCAACTGGATAGAGCAACGGCCTTCTAAGCCGTAGGTTAAAGGTTCAAGTCCTCTCCGGGACACCAAATTTTATTAAAGGATTATATTATGTTAGAAAGTGAAGTGAAAGATGTAAAAAGTGTTATGCAAGATGTTTTAGATTCAATGATTAGAATTGACTCTGAAAAAGATTTTATTAAAGAAACTATTAATGCGCTTGCCGAGAAATATACACTAGACAAAAAGGTACTTAAAAAGGTAGCATCTATTTTGTATAAATCAAACATGGCAGAAGTTCAAGCCAACAATAATGATGTTGAAGAACTTTATGAAGATTTAACGAAATAGGGGTTTACTTTTGGCCTGTTTTGTGTTATAATAGTATTATGAAGCACGGGTTAACTGATTAATATTTTAATCACCTCCGCCTTTTTAGCACTCCGGGAGTAGTGTGTGCGAAAACTCCCCCTAATTTAAATAATGGAGACGTAAATGAGAAATGACTTTTTATGGGTAGAAAAATATCGCCCAACCACTGTAAACGATTGTATTTTAGATACATCATTAAAAGATACATTTAATGAGATAATCAAAGGTGGAGAGTTACCTAATATGATGTTTACTGGTACTGCAGGTGTAGGAAAAACAACTGTTGCCAGAGCATTATGTAATGAATTAGGACTCGATCATATTATCATTAACGGTTCCGAGGATGGCAACATCGATACCCTTAGGGGTAAAATTAAACAGTTCGCTTCGACTGTTTCACTTATGGGAGGATATAAAGTAGCCATTCTTGATGAAGCAGACTACCTAAACCCCCAATCAACTCAACCAGCGTTACGTGGTTTCATTGAAGAGTTTTCTAACAATTGTCGATTCATTCTAACTTGTAACTTCAAGAATAGAATCATTGAACCATTACACTCTAGATGTTCTGTGTATGAATTCAATGTTGGCTCAAAGGCTACTCTTGCAGGCCAGTTTATGGAAAGGTTACAATTTATCCTATCAGAGGAAAAAGTAACTGCGGAACCAGCAGTGTTAGCCGAATTGATTATGAAGTATATCCCTGACTGGCGTAGAGTTATTAACGAATGCCAACGATATGGTATTGGTGGTTCTATTGACTCGGGTATTCTTACTACACTATCAGAGACATCTATTAAAGAACTTATGGAAGACTTAAAGAAAAAGAACTTTAAAGGTATGCGTAAATGGGTAACTAATAATATTGATATGGAATCTGCTAAACTATTTAGAATGATTTATGATAATATGTTAGAATATGTAGAGCCTAATTATATCCCTCAACTGGTAATGACTCTTGCTGACTACTCATATAAAGATGCATTCGTCGCAGATCATGAACTTAACACTGTTGCTTGTCTCACGGAGATTATGGCACAAGGTAGCTTCAAATGATGGATTCATTTATCTTTGACTTTGAAACATTAGGTACCGACGTACAAAAGTTACCTGTTCTTTCTATTGCTTGTTATGCTTTCGACACAAAACGCTTTAAGGATAATCCATACACAATGGGTGAGATTATTAAAGATGCAAAGTTTATGAAATTTGATGTTGCAGACCAGGTAAAGAATTACAATAGAGTTATTGATCCGTCTACACTTGAATGGTGGAATTCACTAGGCCCAGAAATTGTAGAGGCTAATTTGAAGCCTACTGAAAATGATAAGCCACTTGTTGATCTTCATAATTTAATTGTTGCTGAATATCCTGCCAATGCATATGTATATACAAGAGGTAATACATTTGATCCTATGATTATCACAGCATTATGTAAGCAACTTAATATGGTTGAACCATACCCTTGGTGGAAAGTTAGAGATATGAGATCACTTATTGATGGTCTTACTTGGGGGTATGATGTAAATACTTCTTTCATTCCGGATGGAGTCGATGAAGCATCATTACAATTACATGACCCAAG